GGGTTATCAGCTGATTAACAGAGTGCGTGGTCTCATCCAGCCGTATTCTAGTCCTAACTCACTGGTCGGCTAATGCCAGCAGCAATAACCACATTACGTGGCACACTAGCAACAGACCTAGCCAATGCAGGCGTGTGGTCTACCTTTGCTTACCCACCAGCCACAATTCTTGCTAACAGCGTAGTTATCACAGTATCAGATCCCTACATTGTACCGTCCAATAATGACTACACAAGTATTGCACCTTTGGCTAATTTTAAAATTCTTATAGCAGTACCAGCCTTTGATAACCAAGGCAACCTAGCAGGCATAGAAGACTTTATTGTAGCCGTAGTAACTAAACTAAACGCATCATCTTTGGTGCTAAACATATCAAGTGTCTCTGCTCCAGCTATCACTAGTGTGGCAAGTGGAGATTTATTAACTGCAGAAATAACTGTATCAATTCTAACGAGCTGGAGCTAACATGGCACTAACAGACGAAGACAAAGCCTTCTTAATTAAGATAGGCCAAATAGACAAAACACCAACCCCTGCACCTACCAAAGAGAAAGACAAGGAGTAATAATGGCAATTTTCTTAAACAATACCGCATCGGTAACATTTAACAGTGTTGACCTATCAGCGTATGTAACATCTGTAACTATTAACCAAGCATTTGATGAGCTAGAGGTTACAGCCATGGGCGACTCTGCACACAAATTCGTAAAAGGTTTGGAAGCAAGCACTATTACGTTAGACTTCCTAAATGATAATGCTGCTACAAAAGTTATCCCAACTTTGCGTGCTGCTTATGGTACAACCGTGCCATTAGTAATCAAGCAATCAAGCGCAGCAGTATCTGCTGATAATCCTTCATATTCCACTACGGTTTTGGTCAACAATCTACAAAACATAAATGGTGCTGTTGGTGATATATCTAGTCAATCAATTACATTTACCTGCAACAGCGTAATAACTGTAGCGGTAGCATAAGGAGCACTAATGGCAAAGCTAAAGATAACAAGGGCTAATGGTGAAGTATCTGAGCATAAGATAACACCAGGTGTCGAGTACGCTTTCGAGTTAAAGTACGGATCAGGAATTAGTAAAGCCTTGCGTGAGAATGAAAAACAGACTGACATTTATTGGTTAGCTTGGGAGTGCTTACGCAGGGCTAACGTTGTAGTACCTTTATTTGGTATCGAGTTTATAGACAGCTTAGATACTGTAGAGGTATTAGACGAAGAAAAAAAATAGTAGCGCGGGATTCAATTACTTACGCCATAGCCAGTCTATCGGTTGAGTTAGGAATACCGCCTAAAGAGTTTATAGACATGGACTCAGAAATGTTAAGGGCTATAGTCCAAGTCTTATCAGATCGTGCAAAGGAGATTAAAAATGCCAGCAAAGGTCGTAGGCGTTGAAGATGTCCTAAAGGGCTTATCATTTTTTGATGATGATATGTATAACCGAATTAAAACTGTTCTCGGACCTTTAATGCGTGATGTTGAATCTACAGCTAAAAGTGATGTGCCTGGTAATGGTGAAATGTTATCTGGCTGGTCTAAGCCTATATCTTCGCCAGATATTAAATACAGACCATTTCCTAAATATGATGCTTCTATGATTAAGGGTGGCATAGGCTACAAAGAAGGGCAAAATAGAAAATTTAAAAATGGGTTTCAAGTAGAAAACTACGTTTACAACGTGAGCGCAGCTGGTCGTATTTATGAGACCGCAGGTAGAGTTAATTCACAAGGTCGCGCACCATTTACTTCTATTCATGAAGGTGGTGGAGTTGTTGCTTACGAAAAAGAAAGAACAGGTAAAAGTAGATCTAGGGCCACACGTTCTTACAATTCAAACAATCCATTTGCAGGGTATCAATTTGTAAGCGCATTAGAACCTTTAACATCTCAGCCCAAAATAGCAGGTGTACGTGGCGGCAATCGTAAAACTAAAGGACGTTTAATCTATAAAGCTTGGGCTAAAAAAAGTCCTGGAATTTATCAAGAAATAATTAACACAATAAATACTAAGGCTATAGATTTTAATAAAGCCACAGAAGTTACGAAGGCTGCCTAATGGCCAATGTAGTCGTCTCGGCTTTAGCTACCTGGAATGGCAAAGCCCTCAAAAAAGCAAAGTCAGACGTATCAGTATTTGATAAACAAATAAAATCTTTAGGACGGACTTTTGGTGTTACCTTTAGTGCTGCTGCTGTGGTGGCCTTTAGTAAGAGTGCTGTCAAAGCGTTTGCTGCTGATGAGGTAGCGGCTAAGTCACTAGCATTACAATTAGAAAATACTGGCAACGCTTTTAGAGTTACTGAAGTTGAAAACTACATACAAGGCTTAGAAAAAACTTATGCCATATTAACAGATCTACGCAAACCATTTCAAACCTTTTTAAACTTAACTAGATCAGTTGACTTATCCCAAAGGACTTTAGAAGCCGCATTAAATATAAGCGCTGGTACTGGAGAAAGTTTAGACACAGTAGTTAATGCTTTAGCAGCAGGTATTAGAGGAAACACTAAAGCAATAAATAATTTAAATACAGGTATAGATGCAAACATAATTAAAACAGGCGACATGAATAAGATTATGGCTGCACTTGAAGAAAGATTTAAAGGGCAGGCAGCAGCTAGATTAGACACTTACGCAGGCAAAGTAGATGTGTTGAAAAAAAGCGCAGATGAAGCGGCTAAATCTATTGGTAAAAGTTTAGTAGGCGCTTTAGAAATTTTGAGTAAAGACAATTCTGTGGCTGAGCTTGCTAATGATTTTGAAAATTTAGGCGATAACATAGCCTACGCAATAATACAAATGGCAAAACTTATAGACAAACTGAGCGTTCTTACAAGCAGCCCATCGTTTAAACCTGCTTTATTATTACTAGGAGCAGCAGGCACTGCCATAACTAAAAACCCTGCGCCATTTTTAGCTGCTTTTGGCACTGTAGGTGCTATGGGTGTAGGCAGTGCTTTAACTAGTGAAAGAAAATTAAGCCCAGAAGAAAACATTACATTAGCCAAGGCACGTCTTCTTAACAGAAGACTTGAAGAAAAGATTATTTCACTATCTAATGGTAAGCGTAAAGAAGAATATGATTTATTGAAGAAAAAAACAGCGCTAGATAAACTTAAAGAAAAGTTTGATGTAGAACTAATTGGTTTACAAAAAGCAAGAAATGAAGCAACAGATGATGAAACAAAATTACGTTTAGATGGTTTAATTGCTATCAAGAAAAACGATGAGGCACTTGCCACCAAAGCATTAGCAGAATTAGATGCGGCAGCTGCAGCACAATTATTTGCTAAGAATTTTAATATTGCTTTAGAATCAGTTAAAACTATGACCGATAAAATCAATGACTTTATTAAAAGTCAAGTTACAAGTTTTGATGATGCATTAGCATCTGTTAAATCTTTAAATAAGAGAATTCAAGATATGATAAATTCAATAGGCGGTCCAACGACAAAAATAATTCCAAGTCAGCCACAACCTGAATACACACCAGAACAGGTGCAAGCGGCAATTCTAGATACTAGAGAATTAAACTCACGCATAAACGATTTCTTAGGTGGCTTTGGTATGGGCACACAACGATCATCATCACAAAGCCCAATGGATATCAGGCTTACCATAGATGGTGGTAGCGACAAGTTAAGTCAAGCTATAGCAGAAAGCATACAGGTGGCAACTAGATCAGGTTACTCAACAGTACCTGCTGGATTTTTAGTATGACCGTACCAGTAATAAATGCAGTAATTAATTTTAGCACTGGCCCAGGATTTGCACAGGCTGCAATAATTGGACAAGCAATATTTGGTACTAACGTATTGGCAGATTCAGCAGCTGTAATTGTAGATGTGTCTAGCCAAGTAAATCGTATTGAAACTAACCGAGGCCGTACTGCACTATCAGATCAATTTCAAACAGGATTACTAAATTTGAAAATAATAGATCAAAATGGCGACTTTAATCCTCAAAATGTTGCTGGTCCGTATTACAATTTATTAACACCTATGAAGAAGGTGCAGATTACTGCTACCTTTAACAACGTTACCTATCCTATTTTTTCAGGATTTATTACCTCTTATGTAACAATTTATCCAGATGAGTCTGGTGAAGATTTAGCCATGACTACAATACAAGCTGTAGATGCATTTAGATTAGCACAGGTAGCACAGATTAGCACAGTCACAGATGCTACTGCTGGACAATTATCTGGCACACGCATTAACAAAATATTAGATCAAATTGACTGGCCTGATTCAATGCGTGATGTAGATGCAGGACTTACTACCATGCAAGCAGACCCAGGCACTAACCGCACAGCACTGCAAGCCTTAACTACTGTAGCCACGTCAGAGTATGGTGCTTTATATGTAGATGGCTATGGTTCGTTTGTATTTCAAGATAGAGCTGTAACTGTTGGATCTGTTGGCGGCACACCCACAGTTTTTGCAGATAATGGCACAGGTATTGTTTACTTTGATGCAAGTTGGATACTAAATGATGTATTGATATTTAACAAAGCCACTATTACTAGGGCTGGTGGCAGCGCACAGGTAGCTCTTAATCAAGCCAGCATAGACAAATATTTCTTACACAGTTATTTCCAAGACAACCTTTTAATGCAAACAGATTCAGTCGCACTTGATTATGCCCAGGCTTATGTGGCTAGTAGAGCCGAGACCTCGATCCGATGTGATGCTATTGTCCTAGACCTATACACGCCTAACTATGACACAGGTGTAGTAGCAGCCCTAGAACTAGACTTCTTTGATCCTATAACCATTATTACTACCCAGCCAGGTGGATCTTTACTTGAGAAGACCTTACAGATTTTTGGTGTACGCATGAACATAACACCAAATAGTTGGAAAACAACCTTTACAACACTAGAACCTATCATAGATGGGTTTATAATAGGCAACGTAGATTACGGTGTCTTAGGACAAAGCGTACTATCTTATTAAGGAGCAATAATGGCAACAGGATTCCCAGCGTCAACAGGTGATGTACTTTCAGCAGCAATGTTTAATGGCTTGACTGCATTTACAGTAGGGACAGCAAACACAGTAGATTATACAGCTGTGCTTGCAGATCAATATCAGGTATTAGAGGTAATGAATAAAGCCACAGCAATAGCATTTAAGATTCCAACAGATGCATCAGTAGCGTTTGCGGTAGGCACAGTACTTACAGTATTAAATATTGGCGCAGGTACTTGCACAATTAGCGCGGTAACACCAGGTACTACTACAGTATTAAGTGCTGGCGCAACTGCAGCGTCACCGGCACTTTTACAATACAAATCTGCAGCATGTATTAAAACAGCTGCTAACACTTGGTATGTAGTAGGGGCTATTGAATAAATGTTAAATACAATTGCAGCACAATTAACAGGATTTAGAGTCCTGCCGCAAGCAGCAGATTATTTAGTTGTTGCAGGTGGGGGTGGAGCGCCAGGAATAAACGCCACTAGTAATCAAGGTGCAGGTGGTGCAGGTGGACTTCGCTCAACAGTTACTGCAACAGGTGGCGGTGGCACTTTAGAAACTGCTTTATCTTTTACTACTTCAACAAATTACACAGTTACTGTTGGTGCTGGGGGAACTGGTAGCGCAAATGGTTCAGATTCAGTATTTTCTACAATTACTTCTACTGGCGGTGGTCGTGGGGGAACATTTGATGGAGTCGGTCAAAATGGTGGATCAGGTGGATCAGGTGGAACTTTTGGTAGCAAAGTTGGTGGATCAGGAACTGCTAATCAAGGTTTTGCAGGTGGTCAATCAAAAGAAGCTGATAATTACCCAGTAGGCGGTGGTGGTGGTGCAGGTGCAGTTGGTGAAACACCAGCAAATAGTAATTCCAATGGTGGTAATGGTGGAATTGGTGTAGCGGTTGCTATAACTGGCTCATCCGTTTATTACGCAGGTGGTGGTGGGGGTGGCGCAAAAGCAAATCCTGGCACTGGTGGTAATGGTGGGGGTGGAAATGGCTCAGCTACATTAAATACGGCAACTAATGGAACTGCCAATACAGGCGGCGGTGCTGGCGCAAATGGTGGCACTGGTGACAAAGCAGCAACTAATGGTGGTTCTGGAATTGTAATTCTTAAATATCCTAATACTTTCACAATATCTAATCCTGGCGGTGGATTAACTTTATCTACTTCTACTATTGGTGTATACAAAATTACTAGCGTTACTGCTGGTACTGGAAATGTGAGTTGGGCATAATGGCACATTACGCATTTATCACAGATGGAATAGTTACCGAAGTTATAGTAGGTATTGATGAGACAGAAACTATTGCAGGTTTAGATACCGAGACTTGGTATGGAAACTTTAGAGGGCAGGTATGTAAACGTACTTCTTATAATGCTAAAATCAGAGGTAATTATGCTGGCATAGGTTATACGTATTTACCATTAGAGGATATTTTTATGCCACCTAAATGCCATGCGGAAGCAATACTAAATGCTGCAACTGCTAAATGGGAATGCACAAATACCGATCACAATATAGAATCATGAAGCCATGGCTATGTGCAGCAGGTACACAGTTAAGAGATCAAATTGATACCTGGTACCCAGATCGTCGCTCTACCAGTGATGGGTGGCTGGGCGATGCTCGTCATTCCGCCACAAAATCGGATCATAATCCAGATGCAGATGGGTGTGTACGAGCCATTGATGTTGATTCTCGCTTGGGTGCATCCGAGGGGATCTCAATATATCTGGCTGACCAAATCAGAAAGTGTGCAAAAACCGATAAGCGCATATCTTACGTAATCCATAATGGCATGATCGCTAGCAAGATACTTAATTTTAAGTGGCGTAAGTACAAGGGCTTTAACAAACACACAAAGCACATACATATCAGCTTTACAAAGTTAGGCGATAAAGATAGCAAGCCGTTTGATATACCACTACTAGGAGGTAACTTATGAAGATCAGTGAGAAGCAGAAAGCGATACTTAAATCATACTTTAGGGGTGTGCTTGTATCATTCTTAACATTCTTAGCAAGTAATGAATTAGGACTAGATCCAGTTATATCAGTAATAGTGGCCGCACTCGCAGGCCCGGCAGCTAGGGCTTTAGATAAATCCGATAGTGCTTATGGCCTCGGTGCAGATGAAGCATGAGTCCAGAACAATGGGCTGGCTTTTTAGCTGGCGGTTGCGCCGTGCTAACAACCGTGCTGCTAGGATTACGTTTTTTAGTTAAAGGCTGGCTTAACGAATTACGTCCTAATGGTGGACAAAGCATGAAAGATCAGTTAACTAGATTAGAACAGCGTGTCGATGATCTTTATTCTTTAATAGTTAAGCGACAATAGTAGTATGGCTGATACAAGACGTAAACGTAAGAAGATAAATAGGCGCATTGTGCGTAAGTCACCTGAGCCATTATCTAAACTAGATCAGCATTATATTGCTATGAATGAAATTTACAAGGCTGCACGTAAAGCTGGTTTTAGTGAGAGCTGTAGCTTGTATTTTGTATCAGATAGAGCAACTATGCCAGACTGGGTTATTGGTGATGGCGGCATCATACCTAGTATAGATCCTACAGAAGAAGACGAAGATTAAGCGTTGGCTAGTAATATCCGATTTACAAATCCCATATCATCATGAGCAGGCAGTTAAGAACGTCATTAAACTTGCAAGACGTGAGAAGTTTGACGAGGTTCTATGTGTTGGCGATGAGATCGATTTTCAAACAATTAGCAAGTGGGCCGATGGCACACCTTTGGCTTACAGTCAGACTCTTAACGAAGATCGTGCAGCTTGTCAAAACATTCTTTGGGATCTTACGGAGTACAGCAAGCAAGCATCGGTAATTAGATCTAACCATACAGATCGTTTATATAACACCTTACTAAAAGCCCCGGGATTGATCGGGTTGCCAGAGTTGCAATACCCTAAGTTTATGGACTTTTCCAGCATGGGCATTGACTACTATCGCACAGCTTATGAGTTTCACCCTGGCTGGGTATTAGCACATGGCGATGAAGGCAGCATGAGCCAGCACGCAGGTATCACAGCCCTTAACCTCGCTAAAAAATGGGGCAAATCGGTCATAGCAGGACATAGCCATAGACTGGGCATGAGTGCCTATACAGAAGCCATAGGAAGCCATTACAGACCCTTATATGGTGTTGAGGTAGGTAATCTAATGGACAGGAAAAAAGCCTCTTATATCCGCTATGGAAGCGCGAATTGGCAGATGGGTATTGCTATACTAGAAGCCGTAGGAAAGACACTAACACCCACGTTAGTGCCGATCAATAAG